AACTAATGGGAGCAATTAAACTCGCAAGTACAGTGGATAATCTTCATATCGATGAAAACCTTATCCCTTTTGCCAACGGTGACTTTATTGTTGATAAATGGGAGTTCAGAGGGGACGAAACTTCTCCAACTCCTTATAGATTACCTATTCCCTTGAAGTTGACTTATGAAAGAACTCCTAATTTTAATAAGTGGTTGAATGATTTATTTTACGAGGATGATATCAAAGTGCTTCAAGAATATTTAGGGTATTGTCTCGTCCCTACTACAAAAGCACAAAAAGCATTATTTCTTGTTGGGGAAGGAGGTGCAGGGAAATCAGTTATAGGTGTAATTCTCGAAGAACTTCTTGGTGATGCGTTAATTAGTACACAAAGTACACAGGAATTTTTACAAGACAAATTTAAGCTACCAGAGCTTGAACATAAGCTCGTATTATACGATGATGACCTCGATTCTTCTGCCTTGTCTGAAACAGGGTTGTATAAAAAGCTAATAACAAATAATATTTCCATAACCGCAGACCGTAAATACGGACAGCCATTTAAGTTTACTCCCCGTGTTAAACTCGTTTCTTGTTGCAATAAAATGCTTACCTCTATCTATGACAACACAGACGGCTTTTATCGTAGGTTATTACCCATTTTGATAAAGCCTATTAGTGATGATTTTAAACCGGACTTGCATTTTTATGATAAGATACGAGCAGAAAGCAAAGGTATATTACAATGGGCTTTGGTTGGTTTAAAAAGGTTAATTGATAATAATTGGGTATTATCAGAAAGCGACCGTACCAAAAATTATTTGAACCAACATAAGAGCCTCGGTAATCATTTTCCGGAGTTTATGGAATCTGTTTTCACATTTGATACCGAAGAAAAAATTAGTATGACAGAAATCATGTCGGTGTATCAAGTATGGTGTAGGCAAAATGCTTGCGATGCTCACCGACCGAGAGTGCTACAAGTTTGGTTATCTGATAATGCAGAAAAGTATAACATAGCTAAAACCAATTCTGTATTGAGAAACGGTAAATATGTTAGAGGATATAAAGGGATGGTGATAAAGCCAAATTGGAAAAATTTAGGTAAATTTTCATCGACGTAATATCGACAGATAGGAAAATAAGTGTCGAGAAAATAACACAAAAACATAATATAACACGAAAATACAATAACGTGTTATAACACGAAAATACAATAACGTGATAACATAATAATGTGTTTGCCTCTACATTTATCTGTCGAAAAAAAAAAGAAGTGTCGATGCTCGAAAGCATTGTTAATAGTGGTTTTTATAGCAGTCTATTGACAGTTGACAGATAATTCTCTTACCCCTTATATAGAGAAAAGGAAAAATATAGATATATATATATATAAAGAGAAATAGGGAAGTGTATGTGTATAGTGTCGAAATAATTAAAAGGAGGTTGTAAAAATGAGTGATAATAAAAACAAACCAGTTAAGAAAAGAACAAGAAAAGACCTCTCCTGGGACGGAAACGAAAAACTTTTACCGGGGGATAGGGGTCGATATTTGAGAGCAGCTCTTGGTAGTTGGAATTTGCCTGTGATTGATATATCAGATGAGAAACAGGTAGAAGAAAGGATATTGTGGTATTTTAATCATTGTATAGAGAATGACTTAAAGCCTACAGTGATGGGTATGTGTAATGCACTTGGAATTAGTCGTGATACCTTCTATAGGTGGGGTGTAGGTGAATACAGGACCGCAACACACTGCGACCTAGTTAAAAAAGCGAGAAATTTGCTCGAAGAATTGTGGGAAACTTACATGGTCGAAGGTAAAATTAACCCTGTTGTTGGTATCTTTCTCGGCAAGAATCACTTTGGCTATGCTGATAAAAAAGAAGTCGTTCTCGAACCTCGTCAAACAGTTGTTGAGCCTACTCAGATGGACGATGTATTAAAACTCTATGGCGGCGAGGAAGATTCTGAGGAATAACAACCGAAAAATCGTAGAAAGTCGCTGAAAGCAGAAAGAACTTTTTATTTCGGAAAAGCCGCAGAAAGGCGTAAAAAAAGCAAAAAAAAAATCAAAAAAGAGACTCTTTCGGATATTTTATTCCGTTTGGGTCTCTTTTTATTCTCTCATTATGCTATTATTTTTATATGCCTTAAAATCGCTTTATTTCGCCCTACAATGGCTTTAAAATTCGTTGGTATAGGTTTATATACCCTAAAAACAAAACCTGTCTAAAATCGGCTTTTAATGCCCTTAAATGGCATGCTATTGAAAACATAAAAAAACCGTCCGGGAATTTTATCCCGGACGGCATAAAAATGAGAATATGCCTTTTTGGTCTGTCCACCATTTGATACGGGCGGCAAGCTTCTCTTGGTTTATCATCGGTATAGATATGAGTTTTAATTCTTCTGGCGTCTTATAATAGCCGTAACCGTGGCGGGGCAAAGTTTCAGCCCCTTTTACGTCTAAAATGTTTCGGCTATCTTGAGAAGATGAGCAACGGAGAGCCACACGGCTATCTAGGTTTACTTTAATTGCGCCCGTCACGATATCCCGTGTCGGGCGTTGTGTTGCAATGATTAGATGAATATTTGCTGCCCGCCCCAGCTGCGATAATCTTATTATATAAGGCTCTACTTGCTTTTTTGCTTGTATAACCAAGTCAGCGTACTCATCTATAATAATATAAATATCAGCATCATTGCTCTTCTTTGTTCGTTGTCGTTGCATTTGCTTGTATCGCTTTTCCATTACGTCGATACTATATTGTAAAGCTTTGAGGATATCAGGCAACTCTGAATTATAACTGATAGTATGCGGCAACGATTTATAATCTATCAATTCGACCCGCTTAGGGTCTATTAGAATAAACTTGCATCTGTTCGGTGATTGATAAAGAGCAGTATATATTAAGCTATTTATCAATACACTTTTCCCGCTTCCAGTGCTGCCTGCAATAAGTAAATGCGGCTGCTCAAGCATATTTAAACAGATTGCAGCCGCCGTTCCTCCAGGCGTTCTCCATAGTTTCCGCAATATATCACCACCCATATAAAAGAGCAGGTTTTCAGCCTGCTCTCTTTTTATTCGCCTAAGCTAAAATAATCGTCGAATTCGTCCCAGCTCTCAAAGTCTTTATCTGCTTCATAGTAACATGCTTTATAATATCCGTATTCGTTGCAAGTGCAAAAACAATGATACTTATTCATAATTTTGTCTTTTATTTCTTTTAATAATTTTACTTGCAATTCTTCTATTTCGTATTCTTTTTCGCAGTAAAGGTTGATATCGTCATTATTTTTCAAAATTTTTTCTTTCGCTAGTTCTAGTGCTATATTATCCAAAAATCTGTCTGTATAGTCTGAGTCATCAATATAGCCTAATCTATTCATTTCTTCTTGAATTCTTATCTCAGCTTTTTGCAATAATTTTTTCATAATCTCAGCCTCCCTGTTATAATTTTAATATGCTTCTCCAATAGCTTTTAATATTTCGGCGTTGGTTTCTTCGTCCGCTTTATTATTCCAGTTTTTGTTAAATGCTTCTATATCATCCATCATTTCAAATAAAACTTCTTCTCCGATAATGTAATAAAGCATATTGAGAACTTTTTCCGGGTCACTTAAATCAGTATAAACTTCGCCGAAGTTATCTTTTTCATATGCTTGTATTTTTTCAATTGCTTCAAATACGTCATATTCTTCTAGTGCTTTTTTAGCTTTATAAGTTCCTATAATGTAATAATCTTCTGGGTTGAAAAGTTCATCGTGCAAATCGCAATAGTAACCATTGTAGCCGTCTTTTAATGCTTCAATTATAGCCGCTCTTGCTTCTTCTCTCATTTCTTGCTCTTTATTCATTGTTTTATTCCTCCTTTATATGATTTCAACACGCTTGCGTGTTGTTAATGATATAATAACATCAAAAAATGTTATTGTCAATAGTTTTTTCTATAAAAATAACACTAATTCATGTTTATATTTTAGCGTTCAATAACTTAAAAGTTTTTTTACTCATAGCATCCGGGTTCCTGACATCCGGGTTCCTGACATCCGGGTTCCTGACATCCGGGTTCCTGACATCCGGGTTCCTGACATCCGGGTTCCTGACATCCGGGT